CTCCACTGAATACCATTGGTATGAATCTTTCTACTATTTACAATAAGGTCAGTAATTGGATTGCACCAGCATATGTTGAAGGAGTTTCAACACCAACTGCCGATCCAAATAACGGTACCATTTGGTATTACAATGATCCAACTGCCATCGATATTCTTATCAACACTGGATCAGCTTGGGCTAGTTATGCCACAGTAACCGATGCTCGTGGTTATAATCTTGCAAATACTTCACCTAACGGCGTTCTAGTTAGTGCTTCTGCCCCGACAACGCAAAGTGATGGAACTGCTCTAGTTCCGGGTGATCTTTGGTTCAATACTTCAGACATGAGTCAGATTCCAAATCTGTATCGTTTCAATTCCAGCAATACTTGGAGTCAAATTAACAATGAAGATCATACTTCCAGAGATGGAATTGTCTTTGCAGATGCTCGTTGGTCTGCTTATGGCAATGTTGATCCCGGTGTAAGCACTCTTCCGTCAATTACACAAATGCTAACAGTTACTCCAGCAATTTTGGATAGCGATGCTCCAAGTTATACTTTGTATCCTCGTGGAACACTGCTATTCAATACTCGTCGTTCAGGCATGAATGTAAAAGAATTTGTGACCAATCACTTCACTTCTGGCGAAACATCTGCTTGGGTTTCTCAAAGTGGAAATGACAATAATGGTGTTGCATATCTAGGCGGAAAAGCACAGAGAGCAATGGTTGTAAAAGCTATGATTTCTGCTATTGATAATTCAGATCAATTGTTAGATGAATATTATGACTTCAATCTACTTAGTGCTCCCGGATATCCAGAACTTATTCCAGCATTGGTTGCATTGAATGAAAAACGTAATGAAACATCATTCATCGTTGCAGATGCTCCAATTACTTTGGCTGCTGATCCAACTGCACTTGCTGCATGGGCTGGAAATTCTGCCGGTGCCGTAACCGATGGAGTAGATGGTTTGGTTACTAAATATGCATATGCTTCAGTATATTATCCCGCAGGATATACAACTGACATTGATGGTAATAACATTGTTGTTCCTCCATCATTTATGGCATTACCAACAATCATTCAAAATGATACTATAAGTTATCCTTGGTTCGCACCAGCAGGTTCTACCAGAGGATCAGTTTCCGATGTTTCTTCAATTGGTTATGTTGATGCTCAAAGTGGAGACTTTGTGGTTAATAGTATTTCAAAGTCTTTACGTGATGTTTTATATCCTCTCAATGTAAATCCAATCTCAAATATCAAGGGATCTGGTATTGAATTGTATGGTCAGAAAACATTGCTTGGTACTACTTCTGAATTGAGCCGTATCAATGTTGCTAGATTGGTTATTTACCTTCGTGAACAATTGGATACTATTGGCAAATCATTCATCTTTGAACAAAATGATAGCATTACTCGTCATAATCTCGCTTTCAAAGTTGAAGCATTCTTGGCAAACCTAGTTACACAAAGAGCAATCGGTGATTACTTTGTGGACTGTTCAACTGATCTAAATACTCCTGCGGTAATTGATTCTAACCAGTTAATTTGTGCTGTTGGAATTGTACCATTGACAAGTGCAGAATTCATTTTTATTCCCGTCACCTTGCTGGCATCTGGTGCATTAACATCAAATACCACAATTACTAACTAATACAAAAAAGGCTAGGGGAAATATTTCTTCTAGCCTTTTCCCACACATCATATCCACAATCCCAAATTTTATTCCAATTCAAAATTTTATATAATGAGGATATATCCATTTTCTCCAACTCAACCTCAGAGAATGCTTTTTTGGATAAAATTATATCAATAACTTCAGACTTATCCACAAAGTCAAAACGTTTTTTAAAATCTGTTATCCAACATTTAGGAGACATTCTAGAAACATTATCGAATTCTAAATACCTAAACAATGATGGTCGATACCGCCGAATGTCAGCCAGATAAGTCAAAAAGTTTGGGGTATAAATGTCAAGGTAATATTGAATTATGTCACGAAATATTGTATCTACACAATACTCTATCTTCCCAACCATAATGTCAATATTACAATTGGAAAATCCAATAACTGCAAAAATTTCTCCACCTATATATGCTGCAATATATTGCTCACTATTATTTGGATTTCCGAAACTATTTTCTTCTATGAAAGATTTAACTTCATCGTAAGAGGTTTCTAAAACTATACTTTTTCCAGTAGGAGTAATATTCATACCAAGATGGCCCTTAATGATATGCTTGCAAATATTATTCGAAGTGATCCATTCATCCTCGAATATATGGATCAAGGTAATTCCTTTTTCTTGACATAACTCACTTTTGGTTAAATGATAGTTTGAAGATTTTCCTTGTTCTTCACTATGCCAATATAAACCATTGTACTCAATAGCTAATTTGTGGCTGTCAATGTAAATATCCAACTCTTTATTTTGCAATATCTTCCGATCATTCGCTGTAGAATCGATATTCATCAATTTTAACCAAGCGACAATTGACAATTCTGCTTGGGAGGATCTTCCACCAATAATCGACAACTCATGTTTTGCATGAGTTCTTGAGATTAACGTTCGGCCAATATCCAATTTAAAAGCCAATCTATCGGCTCCATATTCAGATAGCAATTCTGAAAATAATTCTTTGTTTTCTAAAATATCTCTTACTTCTTTTGGAATTGATAATGCTGATGTTGAAGCGGTACCATATCTCTCTATCATGACAGAATTTCTTTTGCTTTTCCAATCGGCACTACCTAGATAAGAAGTAGATCCAAATCTTTCGATCATCGTTTCTTGTATCTTATTTTTCACTTCTACACTTTGACTTGGATACTCAACTCCATACTTACTAATAACAGTCTTCTTAAATTTCTCTCGAAATTCTGGTAATGATTCAGGATGTTCAACTCCATACTTACTAAGATTAGTTGCAAGCCGCTTACAAATAATTTCGGCAATATCATTCATGTGAAATGATATTGTTGCCCTGTCTCGAAATTCTTTCAACTGCATTGGATTGTCAACATTATATTTTTCTTGGCACGTTGCAACAGTCTTCTGTCTAGTATTTTCCTTTTCTTCCAAAGACCGATTGTGAAAAGAATCCAAAACCTTTTTCTTAACTTCCTCATTTCCCATTGGATTTTTTGACCCATACCTTCTGAGATTTGTTTGACCAATCTTATCCTTGATTTCCGAATTCTGAAATACATTATCAGTTCCATATTTTTCACGGCAAGTTTTTCTATATAGTTCTTTAGCCGCTGCTTTAACAAATGGGCAAGTGTATATACATGAAAATTTCCTTTTACTTCGATCCAATGATTTCCATAATCCACATTCACAAATAACAGATTGTTCAGGATATCTCGCAGAATATAACTTGATTCTCCAAAGATCCTCGTAAGGTGGATTATTATCCGTCAATTCCTTTCGGCAAGAATTTTCAATATAATCAGCAAGTCCAGCAATATTCATAATATCTCGTTGCTTATTCTGAGATTTGGAAACAATAATGCCCTCAAGTATTTCTAAATAATTCATAAATTATTGTACCAATTTAAAAAATACAAATCAATAGGGAGCCAATTATTGGCTCCCTATTTTAATTATCTTTTAGCATTAGATAGAACTTATACCCTGAAGCCAAGGAACAGCAGTACCAATTCCAGTAGCAGACTGCAAGGCGTTATCAAATTCGATATCCAACTTGATAGTTACTGGGTCTGAACTCTTATAATCTAGAGAGTCATAGTCGGCACTTTTGATCCAACATCCTGCGAGATCCCATGTGGATAAAATTGTTGGTGCCTCTGCCCCATTTCCACCGTCAATTTCTTCAATTAACATTTCAAATTTATAATTACTTGGTGCAGTGCTGCTCGCCATATTCATGAAATCAAACTGACGCTGGATTTGTTGTGCCACTAAAGATTGTACTGCGCCATCCATACTATCTCTAATGGTTACAGATGTTCCACTCCACGTTGGTTTACCAGCATACTTGATTTTTGAGTTATAAACGTCAATGGTATTTTCATCAAACGTTACCGTAGGTTTCTTAACATCAATAATTTGTTTTGTAAGTTCCAGAGTATTTGTTGCAACACCGAAACCAATAAACAATAACCGAAAACGAAATTTCAATTTCGGAAAGATTAGCCCCTGACCTGTAGAAGAAACCCCAAGGTCCATTAACGGAACAC